AGAAGATGTGGAGACCAGGGTATATGAAGAAGTAGTAGTAGTAGATACTATATAATATATATATATATATATATAATACATATAATGTAATATAAGTAGGAGGGCTGCAACGGCAGCAGCAGCTTTATGTATATAATGTAATATAATGTATAACAAGAATGTAGCAAATGTACTGTATCCACTTTTCGTATTGTCGCAACTTTAGGAGACTGGTTACTAGAAGAGAAACGCTTTTACAAACCTTTAAGATAAAGGAAAATCAATGCTTAATATAAATGCAGAGATAGGAAGACAGTTTCTTACAGAAGAAGAAATGGTAGCTAACATACAAAGACAGGTAGAGTCAGAAAAGGTGTGCGTGTCTCAAGGTATTGATACCTATTATGCACTCCTTAAAAAAGCTAAAAAACAGCAGACTATAGCAAATCTAAAACCAGAACAAAGCATAGTAAAAACTGTTGTAGCTCCCTTGGCTTTAATGGTGCGCGAAGCTCTAAAGAATACAAAAGGAGGTTCCAGACTTTATGTAGTCCAGCAGTCTAAAGAATACCTTAAAATGTTGTCACCTGAAGAGATAGCTTTTATTGCCCTATCATATCTTCTTGAGTCCCCTACAGAGAGCTTGCTTCAAAGTGTGGCCGTGCTTTTGGGTAAGCGCTTTGTAGAGCAGATCAACTTAAAAAGGTTCACTAGTGAACTTCCTGGGCTTTCTAAAGCAATAGAAGAGAGCATTAAAACTTATGATAGAAGGATGAAAAACCTAGTCAGACGGGCTAACTTTAATAAGCAGGAAAACTTCACACCTCTGGTAGTCCAAGACAAAGAAATCCTATATCGTATGGGAATGCTCCCCATTTCTTGTATACTTAACCTTGGCCTTTTCAAGTTAGCTTATGCAGCCGAGTCAGAATACCTTAATCGCAGACGTTCCCTTGCTCCTGGGGTGGTCACTGTTTACAAATATGGGGAGAAGGTCGTGGTTCCTCTACAAGAGTATCTTTCAGACTATCATCAGTCTGAAGCCTTGTGGTCCGTGCAAGCCCCTCACATGCTTCTCCCTCCTTTGCGGTTCCAATCCGGGAGCTTTTATTCTGGTGGCTACCTGACTAACTTTGGTACACAGCGCCGAGGCATGGTTAGGTTTAGGATAAATTCAGAACAGCAGAAGATACATTATGAAAACTATCAAGAACTGGACAGGGCTATAGAGGCGCTAAACATTATTCAAGAAACCCCTTGGAGAATTAACACAAGAGTGTTGGGGGTCTTGGATGAATTATGTAGTTATGCTTATGGTGTTGCTGGTCTTCCCAATCAGGACAAAGAACTTCTCTTAAATGAAGCACACAAGCCTTGGGTAGATGCAGAAGACTTTCTAAACTTCAAGAACAAAGAAAACCAACAGGCTTACAGAGAGCTGCGTCAATATATTGAGAACTTCAATAACGATGATTGGGAAGCCAAAGTACCCCTGAACAAGAACCATTTACTGCCACAAGCTAGAAAGTATGTTGCCTTTCTGCGCTACTGTTTCAAGGTCAACAAAGCTCATAAGGATTGGGCATTGAACACAAGCAAGAGAAGCGCCTTGAAGAGTAGGCTGGATAAAGCCAGACAGTATGCTAAAGAGCCTGTGCTTTGGATTCCTCACTTTTTTGATTGGCGCTTTCGAGTGTACCCTTGCCCTGCCTATCTCAACGAACAGGCTGAAGATTCAGGCAAGGCGCTGTTAGAGTTTGCTAAAGGTGAACCTTTGGATTCACAGGAGGCTATTGACTGGTTTCTGATCCAAGGAGCTAACAAGTATGGAGAGGACAAGCTACCTTTTAGTGGACGAATAGCCTGGGTTAAAGAACACCACTCTTTGATTTTAGCTACAGCGTCATATCCTCTTAAGTCGGAATGGTGGCAGGAAGCAGACAAGCCTTTTCAGTTTCTTGCATGGGCCTTTGAATATGCAGACTGGTCTTCTCAAGGTGAAAAGTTTGTATCTCGTCAGCCTATTGCACAGGACGGTTCCTGCAACAGTTATCAACACTATGCAGCTATTCTAAAAGACGAACATGCGGGTTCACTAGTGAACTTAACCCCGGCAGACAAACCTCAAGATATCTACATGGAGGTTTGCTATAAAGTGAGGACAAAGAACCATGAGATAGCTACTGACACTGAAGGAAAGTATTCAGAAGATGACTTTAAGTGTGCCCAAGCTTGGGAGGGAAAGATTGAACGCTTCATCACCAAGCGTGGTACTATGACTAAAGTGTATGGAGTATCAGGATGGGGTATAGGCAACCAGCTTATCAATGAGTTAGATCAGTGGGAGCAAAAGCATAGACGCCCTTATCTTGAAGGGGCAGCCAATAAGAAGAAAGCTTGTACCTATATGGCAAAGCTTATTGATGAAGCCATAGCTCAAGTAATCAGATCGGCTACAAGTGCCATGCAGTTTTTACAAGCTATGTCTGACTTTGCTTGCACTCAAGGTTTGACGGAAATATACTGGACTACTCCGGTAGGCACTAAGATTGTTCAAAAGTATCCTAAACAGCACAAGAAAGCTATCAAGACTATGTATGGAGAATCCAAGGTTGTTCTGTCACTGAAGCAGGACATTGAGCATACCGTGGATAGTCAATCTATGAGGCAAGCTGTAAGCCCTTGTTTTGTGCATAGCATGGATGCTTCTATGATGTTGGAAACAGTGAAAAGGATGCACGACACCCTAGGGGTAACTTGCTTTGCTACTGTGCATGACAGCTATGCCGTACATGCTAGATATGCTGGTGATCTGGCTAGAACTCTTCGACAGGTGTTCATAGAACATTACACCAAGGGAAATCCTTTGGCTAAATTTCAGTCGGAAGTGTATAACCAAGTGAAACAGTATATTTGGAAAGAGGGTTTAGAGCAAAGGAAGAGCTTGGCAGAAATAGAGAACCGTGTGAACAGCCTTTCTTTACCTGAACTTCCAGCAGAGGGCAGCTTGGATATCAGACAAGTGGCTAAGTCTAAGTATTTCTTTGCCTAGTGCTACACACAAGCGTATAAAGGAGCGAATGAGAATGAGCAAGGAACCAAAGAGTACGTTGACAGGTATTAAGTATGAACTTTTGAAGTATGCTCAATATGTTCTGATGATGGAAGTGGTTGAAGCTATTGTAAAGAGGAAAGACCATGATTAAACCAATGCTATGTTGTGATGGTGTAAAAAGGTTCACTAGTGGACTTTTTGAAGGGCAGAGTTTCTATGCCTCTCCTAAACTGGATGGTGTCAGATGTTTTGCAGTGGTGGAAGGTGGCTCAAATGAGGTAACTTATTACAGTAGAAACGGAAAGATATTTAAGAACTTTTCCAAGTTTGACACTTATGTGCTTAATGCCTGTAGAGAAGTTTACGAAAAGGTCAGAACTTCCCTGCGGGGCAGTGATTATGTATGCTCTGATACTTTCATCTTAGATGGTGAAGTGAGCTTGCTTAAAGGCGTAGACCAAGATTTCAGTAAGGTTATGAAACAAGTGCATCGTCTTAAAGAAGTGGATGCTAGTATACTGGGTTTTCATGTCTTTGATTTGCCTTGTCTGCCTCATATGCCCTTTGCTCATAGATATTCTTTGCTTAGTGGGCTGCCTGTTTTCCAAACTTCTGATTGTTTTAAGTGTGTTCCTCATGCTGTTATATTTTATAGCAAGGCTAAAGAGGGCTTCATACTTAAGACTTATATGAATTATTATATCTCTAGTGGATATGAGGGGGTAGTGTTTAAGACCACGGCGGGTGTTTATGAAGAAGGTAAGCGCTCTTCACACTGGCTGAAAATGAAGCCGCGGCATACCCTCGATCTTCCTGTACTTAAAGTAGTGGAGGGAAGAGGCAAACATGTAGGGAAGATGGGTGCGCTCATGTGTAGTTATGCGGGGTACATCGTCAAGGTGGGTACAGGATTTACTGACGAGGAAAGAGAAGCTTATTGGAAAGAGCCACCAAGTATGATTGAAGTAAAGTACCAAGAGAGAACCAAGGCTGGCTCCTTACGCTTCCCTGTATATGTAAGAGCTAGAGAGGATAAAGGCTGATACTAATGCAACATACCAACTTTAGTTACAATATCTATAAGGCATGGGTTTATACCGTACTGCGGAATGAGCCTATGCCTTTAGATGTTTATGAGGCTTTGATAGGGGAAAAGATTGTTCCAGAAAAACTAGTCAGCATGTTTTTAGTAGGAATGGAACCGCCTTTAACAGAGCATGAATTGTTACACTGTACTGAAGATATATCCACAGGGATTCATCTTAAGTCTGGTGCGGAAGAAGTTGAAGAAACCAAAGGAAACCTTATACAGCTTTTCAATAACAACAACAACAACAAAAGGAGATAACTAATTATGGCAGAGATTCAGAAACCTAAATTCAAGAGCAAACTTACGCCTATGGGTGAAGCACGTTGGGCCTATTTGCACAAACCAAACACCAAATTCAATGATATGGGAGTGTATCAGACTGAACTTATCTTGGACTTGGAAGACGATCATACGGTGGGGTTCACTAGTGAACTTCAGGAGATGTTGGACGCTACCCGCGAATGGGCAGAACAGGAGCTTGAAAGGTGTATGCGGGAAAAACCGAAGCTGCGCAAGACTCTTGCACCTTTGCAGGAGTACAAGCCTTTCGAGGAAGAACTTGATGACGAAGGGGAAGAAACCGGAACACTCAAGGTACGCTTTAAGAAAGCAGCCTCCTACAAGGACAAGAAGACTGACAGGATTATTGAAACCAAGATCAATCTTTTTGATGCCAAGGGCAAACTGATCAAGAAGAAGATTGCTGTGGGAAATGGTTCTAAGATTGTTGTTGAATACTATCCTACTCCCTTTCTTCAGATCACAAACAACATTCCTACCTATGGTTTGAGTTTGAAGCTGAATAAGGCCCAGATTGTAGTGCTTGAAGCTTTTGGCGATGACTCTACAAGCAGCTTTGCCAAGGTCGAAGATGGTTTTGATGCGTCTGAATATGAGGGTGGGTGTGATGAAAGTGAGGGTTTTGTTGAAGCTCCTGAAGCACCAGAAGACGCTGACTTCTAGGCATGGTTAAATTCAGTAATAAATTTAAGGCATCTGAACGGAAGTATAGATCGGGGTTTGAGAGAAAGACGGCAGAGGACTTAAACAGGAAGGAAGCACAGTATGGGTATGAAGCTGTAAAGGTCAAGTTTGTAAGACCGGCGCAGCTTTGTACTTATACGCCTGATTGGGTCTTGTGGAACAATGGTATCATCATTGAAACCAAAGGCATCTTTGATGCGCAGGACCGTAAGAAGCACCTCTTGATTAAAGAGCAGCATCCTGAACTAGATATTCGTTTTGTCTTTTGTAATTCAAAGGACAAACTGTATAAGGGATCACCTACAACTTATGGTTCATGGTGTCAGCAGAATGGTTTTATATATGCCGATCAGCTTATACCTAACGCATGGCTTAAAGAGCCTCCGCTTCCTTATCTTGATAAACTGAAAAGATTAGGAGTAATTACTTATGTTGAACCGAAACGAAATAATCTTAAAGCACCTTAAGAGTGGTGCGTCACTTACAACTCTTCAGGCTTCACAAGCCTACAATATCACGGGACTTCCGGTGGTCGTTTACAGGCTTCGGAAAAAAGGATGGTGGATTATTTCAGAGATGAAACAGTCTTTTTATGGTTCTATGTATGCAGTCTATAAGCTGCATCCGGCAGAGCTGGATAAGAAGGTGTTTGGATTATGAGTGTTGAGGCAGGGTCTTTTGTAAG